CATCTCCATATTGGAATCATTACATCCAAGTGAAGCTGAACTAGTTATTGCTATGAAGGATAAGAAATTAGCAGGCAAATATAAAGGCGTAACTGAAAAGTTAATCAGAACTACATGGCCCACTCTTATCCAAGCAAAGGAGACAGTTAAAAAAAGTGAGAAAAAAGTAGCTGTCAAGGAGAAAACTGAAGACTAAGGAGGTGATCAAGACTATTTTGTGATTGGTATTTTTTAATCAATTATTAATAAGGAGGACACGCCAAAGAATTTACGAGTAAACCCCTATCTGCAGGTAGGGGTGTACTTTTTACCAAAAATGTGGTATAATATATATTATGAATATTTTTATTTTAGATAATGATCCCGTGAAAGCTGCTCAAATGCAGTGCGACAAACACGTCGTAAAAATGATAGTGGAATCAGGACAAATGCTTTCAACAGTCCATCGTATGCTCGATGGAACTATGGAACGTAGACCATCAAAGTCAGGATCTATGTTGCAATATTGGAAACTAGACGACGAAAGAGAAGAGTTGTTATATAAAGCATGTCATTTTAATCATCCATCAACTGTATGGACAAGAGAATCAATGCACAACTATAGATGGCATTATGTTCATTTTATGGCACTATGTAAGGAATACACATATCGTTATGGAAAAGTACATTCTACTGAAAAATATTTAGCAGATGCTTTAGCTAGAATTCCTGATAATATACCAGTTAAAAAAATGACTCCATTCAAATTAGCAATGGCAGCATTTCCTGAATGTATAACTGAAGATCCAATAGAATCTTATAGAAATTTCTACGAAACAAAACAAGAACGATTTAAAATGGTGTGGACAAAACGCCAACAACCGGAGTGGTTTAATGCCAAGATATGATTTTAAAAACTTAAAGACGGGTGAAATTGCCGAATACACTATGAGTTGGAAAGAATTAGACAAATTTAAGGAAGATAATCCAGATCTACAGCAACAAATTGGAACATCGAATATGATTCGAGGTAAAGAAGGTTCTATGCTTAATAAAGCTGGTGATGGATGGAAGGAAGTCCAAGATAGAATTAAAAGTGGAATGCCACCAAGATTGCGGGACAATGTAAGAACAAAATGAGAATACTACACAATTTAGTAATAGTTCAAATTATAATTATTTTATCAATATTACTATTCACATCAAGCTGTTCATCTATTGAAATTATAGATGGATTATGCTATAATGATAAAGATGGAACATATATGTGTGAAGAAGAAATAGAAATACCATCAGAACCAATTGATCAATGGGAACTTTGTGAACCATGGTTATATGAACCAGAGACATGGGTAAATTGCATGATGATAGCATAATGTTTGATATATCAGAATTAAATAACACACCATACGGATTAGAACAAGTAAATGGTGGACCAGGCGGAAGATACTATACTGATCCAGATGGAGATAAGTATTATAGCATTACAAATGTACTATCAATATTAAGTGAAGAAAGCATTCAAAAATGGAGAGCTAAAGTTGGTGAAGAAGAAGCAAATAGAATTTCTAGAAATGCTTCATCAAGAGGTAACGAAGTACATGATATGTTAGAAGCATTTGTATTAAATGCAGCAGGTGCACCAAATCCAAGTTTAATAGCTCAATCAAACTTTAGAGATATTAAACCTATTATAGAAAAGAATTTAACAAAGGTTTATGCTACTGAAAAAAGAATGTATTCAAAGCATTTAGGTGTAGCTGGAACAGTAGATTGTGTTGGAGTATGGGATAATAAGATAAGTATTATAGACTGGAAAACTTCAGCAAAATATAAGAAAAAAGAATGGATATCAAATTACTTTATGCAAGCGGCAGCTTATGCTATTATGTGGGAAGAAAGAACAGGTCAACCAATAACTCAATTAGTGGTGGCCATTGCAGGAGATGTAGAACCTCAAATATTTATCGAAAAACGTGATAATTGGACTGAGGATTTAATAAATACTATAACAGAGTTTAAAAGAAGAAAACTCTTTGGGAGATAAGAATGGCAAATTATACAGACGGAATTATGGAAGCATTAACACTTAAATTAAAAGGTGAAATTGCTACTCATAGAATGAATATTAAAATTATGATAGGTTCACATGCAGGTGTTGCAGAACATCCTGATATGATTACCACTATTGATGGTGAATTGGAGAAATTAGCGACAGCTCAAGATAAATTGAACACTCTATCAGAATTAAAATAAGCATGTACAAATGCTAAAAACTATGGTATAATATACCCATGAAAACGTTCACAGAGATTCGTGAAGGAAAAGGTCTGACGATCTTTGATATAGATGATACTATGTTTAAAACTTCTGCGAAAGTTGTCGTTTTAAATACCAAAACTGGTAAGAAAAAAACATTAACTCCTAAACAATATAATACATATAAACTAGGTGGTAATGAAGAATTTGATTATGGTCAATTCAAATCTGCAAAACTGTTTCAACAAACAGCTGTGCCGATCGGAAAAATGATCAAAAAGTTTAAAGCAATCTTAAGGAATGCAACCAAAAAAGGATCTAAAGTTATTATCGTAACTGCAAGAGCCGATATGGATGATAAAAAATTATTCCTTAATACTTTTAGATCTCATGGAATAGATATCGATAATGCTCATATTATTAGAGCAGGTAACTTAGGTCTAAAAGGTAGCGCTGACGCAAAGGCGGTAATCTTTAAACAATTCCTCGATACTGGGGAATATTCCACAATAAGACTTTTTGATGATGATGTAAGTAATTTAAAAGCTTTATTATCTCTTAAAGATGAATATAATAATGTGTCATTCGAAGCTTGGAAAGCAAACGATAAAGGACAAATAAAACGATTGAAATAAACATGCCTACAAAATTTAAAGAATCTCAAACTACAAGAGATAGACAGACCGGAAAATATACTACAACTCACTATTGGATAAAAGGTATACCGCAAAAAGAATTATTTGATACTATTAATAGTTCTAATGCTAAACCTAAACTTAAGCAGAAATGTAGAAATGAATTGGTCAGAAGAGGCATAAAAATAGTATACGTACCAAAAGAGGCATAAATGAATTTTAAGAATGGATATAAACCATTATGTGATGGTTTAAAGGTTGGACCTGGAGTGCATGGAAACGGAATAATAGCAACCGAAGATTTCAAAGCTGGAGTATTTTTAGGAGAAACACATATATGGTGTTCTCAACGAAGAGATTGGATTAGAACACCTTTAGGTGGATTTTTGAATCATTCTGAGGATCCAAATTGTTATGTGAATAACAATATTCATTATCATCACGGTGATCAACGAGAATTATTTACAGTTAGACCTATTATAGAAGGTGAAGAATTAACAGTGTATTATACATTGGCAGAATATGAATGATGAAATATATATGGAAAGTTTGGGCAGCTTCTCTCGGAGAAAAGGCAAATGAAGGTTCTGATACATTCAGTGATCACGTTGCATTATTTAGAACAGCAGTGGTTTTAGTTAACTTTCTTACGTGTTTCGTTATAACGGCTGGAATCATCCACCATTGGTAGGATTAGTTTTAAGACCTTGTTTATTCTACCTGATTTCATAAGCTTATGAAATTTCTTTAATTCTTTCTTTAACATATAATTTATACTATTTATACACGGGAAAATGATGACTGAACAATGGCATGGAGGAAAAGGTTCTAAAAGAAGAAATTCTGATGAAAGTAAATACGCAGATAATTGGGATTTAATTTGGGGAAACAAAAAACGTGGGGCTGTAGCTCAGTTGGGAGAGCGCGTCCCTTGCACGGATGAGGTCGCAGGTTCGACCCCTGTCAGCTCCACCACTATTAAAAATGATAAAGATATTAAAAAAGATTAAAAATTGGGTTGATCCTAATTATTGGGCAGAACAAATTGGTGAGAATTCTGGCGCCTATGATAAAGCTCGAAACAGTAAACTCAGACAATGGGTAGATAGTTTAGAAGGTTGGAAATGGTGGGCTTGGCAGTTAGGTCCATGTCTACTTATATTCATATTATTAGAGTTGGGTTTGAACCAACTTGGTATGACAATGTTACCATGGTAATAAAAGATGAAAATTAAAAAAGAAACAATCAAAATTCCAAAGGTGAAACATCGCAGAGTTACTCCTGCACATGCAATGACGAAAGTCGAGAGAGATAAATCAAATTATACTCGTAAAGAGAAGTATTCTTATATAAATACTATAAGAGACGAAGAGGACATTTAAATGGCAGACATAAATTTAGATTTCGACTTTGGTTTTACAGCCGTAGACGAACATGAATTAGAAGCAGTACAATCTGTTACTAAAACCGCTTCAACAGCATCAGCAGATTTAGCTGAAGCAGAAGCAAAATTAGGAAAGTTATATAACGCAATATTACCATTGCTATCTAACTTAAAGAAAAATCCTGAAAAGGAATATATACTCTGGCCTAATCGTACAGAGAAGATCGAAGAATTTGAAGATGTTATTGCTAACATTATCAAATGAAGATTGTAAATATATAAATAGTTATTTAAGAGGAAAATAAAATGGCAGTAATAAGACTATTAGGATCAGAAGCAGGAATTGCCTCTGCATCTAACGTTGGCTTTGCTAAATTAGTAAGAGTTTTGAACAATAAAACTTCAGTACAAGTTATAACACAGAAAAATGCAGGTGGTACTACTCTTGCAACTGTGACATTAGCAGCTGGTGAAGTAGGATATATTCAAAAAGCTCCTTCTGATACACTTGCAGGAGCAGCTACATCGTTAGCAGTTTCTGTGGCATTCGCTAATTAATTAAATGAATCATGGCCTATTCAAAGCAAGTAGTAGACAGATTTGAATCTGTTTTAAACTCTCCAGAGAAATTCTCTGTAGGCCGATTCGATCCCAAAGAATCCAATGTAGCAACCGGAATGACAGGTGCACCAGCGTGTGGTGATGTCATGAAGCTACAACTGAAATTGAATGATGACGAGCAAATCGTTGACGTCAAATTTAAAACATACGGATGTGGTTCAGCAATCGCATCTTCTTCATTATTCGTTGATATGCTTATGGGTAAAACCATAGACGAAGCTAAGCAAGTTAAAGATAAAGATATTGCAGCAGCTTTAGAACTTCCGCCTATCAAACTTCATTGTTCTGTATTGGCCGAAGATTCTATTCGCAAAGCCATAGAAAATTGGGAAGATAAAAAAGCCCATAGACAGCACAATCGAGGTCCAAATGATCGAGTTAACTAATGAAGCAATACAGCAACTCACATCAAAAACCCAAGATGCGGGGAATGATACTATACGAATTGGGTATCATCCTGGGGGTTGCAACGGTTTTAAATATATTTTGGATTATGCTGATACAGTACATACTGACGATCACGTAATCGATTATGGCAATTTTCTAATCGTAGTAGAAACTGGTCAACTACACAACTTTACTGGATTAACCTTAGACTATGTCACAGAAGGTCTCAATTCAGAATTTAAATTCATAAATCCAAATGCAACTGCGTCCTGTGGTTGTGGAGAATCTGTCTCTTTTTAACATTCTAGAGTTTCCAACAGTATAAATAGTACTATGGAAATATTTGAACTCATAATGGAGGTAGGTACACCGATTGCCGGATCTCTGGTGATGGGCTATTTTATATTCTTAATATTAAGACAGATTTTAGGTGGTCTCGTTGATTCTATCGCCACTCTTACTATGTTCACTAAGAGCTTAGAAACTAGAGTAACGACTATGAATAATGAGATGATAAAGATAGATTTATTGGTGAGTAGCGCATTGGAACTTACACCACCCGTCGACAGAGTAGCAAGAGCGTCAAACTTTGTCGAGGATGGTAAAATCGATGCAAGGAGAGATTAATGGATGTTCTTGAACAAGATCCTACATTAGTTGCTCTCATCAACGATTATGGATTTCCAATTGTTTTGGCAGTTGGAATGGGATATTTTATATACTACGTATGGCAGTTTATATCCAATGAATTAGAACCTGAAATAGAAAAGATGCATTTTGCTCTTATCAGGTTAATTGATCAAGTTCGAATGCTCGATCAAGATATGATACGATTACAGCAGAAGGTAAATGTTGTACTCGAATATAGAGAGAGACAAAAATTCTTAGAAGATATTGAGGAAAAGGAAGCTCTCGCGGAGAAACAGAATGAAGATAAAAAACCTAAGAGATAAATTAGAAGTAACTACTTTAATTGGGATTTTTGTATTATCAGTATTAAGCTTAACGCCAAATGCTAATGCTGATGAATTAGTACATGAATTTAAAAATCCGTCATTTAGCGGAGTTGGTACATCATCACATTATCTTACTATTGAGAATCAGGAATTTAGCAGAAAACAAGCTATTGCTGATGACATAGAAAGTGCTTTACAAGCAGCACAAAGAGATGCTGAAAATACTACTTTAGCTAAATTTATGCGAAACCTCGAATCGAGGATTTATGCCCAATTAAGTAAACAACTGGTAGAAGAGTTATTTAAAGCATGTTCAGCTGAAGCAATTGCTGCTGGAACATGTACAGAAACAACATATGGTAGTTTTATACTTGAAGGTAATACGATTACATATCAAAAAACAACATGTGATGCTAGTTTGTGGGCATGTACTCAAGGCGATGATGTCATAGTTATGACAATTATTGCTGAAGATGGCACAGAAACACAAATAGTAATTCCAATAGGTGCAGGAACAGCAGGCGGTGATTAAGAAATTTATCGGAATATTCTTCGGAGTCATTCTTATGCAAGGATGTGCTTCGATTGTGCCACCAAATGGATTATCAGCTACAAACTGTAATCCATCATTAAATTTAGCATGTGTAGAAGCTCCACAAGTTGTAGAATTACCTACATATGAACAATTAAGGAATTTACCTGGAAGGCCAGAAGAGAAACAAATAGTTGTAGCAGTATACGGATTTCCTGACAAAACAGGTCAAAGAAAACAAAAAGGAAATGCTGCAATGTTTAGTACTGCTGTATCACAAGGCGGTGATACAATGCTTATTGATGCATTAAAAAATGCTGGATCAGGACAATGGTTCAGAGTAGTAGAACGTGTAGGAATAGATCATCTTACACGTGAACGTCAAATAGTTCGTACTACAAGAGAACAATATGGAGAAGAAGATAAAACTGGTTTAGCACCACTTCTTTTCGCAGGAATCATTCTCGAGGGAGGTATCATAGGATTTGATACTAATATCGAGACAGGGGGAATAGGAGCTAGAACACTCGGAATTGGTTATTCACAACAATACCGCAGAGATATAGTTACAGTTTCGCTTAGAGCTGTTAGCACATTAACAGGTGAGATTTTATTAAATGTGCAAACATCAAAAACCATTTTGTCTATAGCTGATGGTTATGATGTCTTTAAGTTCGTTGATATGGACACCCAACTTGTAGAAATAGAAGATGGAATGACAGAAAACGAATCTGTAACACGGTCACTTCGCTCAACAATTGAAGCAGCTGTGTTAGAAATGATATACCAGGGGGAGAAACTCGACTTCTGGAAAATAAACTGGCCAATGGAGCAAATAATAGAAGGTAAAGTCGAAAAGATTATTGACGAAGCCGAAATAATATTAGTTCCTGAGTCCGAAGATAACTCAGAAGTAGATCTTCCAGTGGAAGTACCTACTCCTGATAACATAGAGGAAATAAGAGGATGAATATTTTTAAAAGATATATCGCATTCGCTCTTTTATTATGCCCTGTAATTGTGTTCGCTGGTGCCAATGACAACAAAATTCTTTTAGATCAATCTGGAGATACACTAAAGCTATACGTAGACCAAATCGGTTATGGTAATAAGCTTTGTGGAACTATCTCAAGTGGAGATTGTGCTACTGATTGGGTTTTAACTGGTAATACCGTCACGATGGATATAGATATGATCGGTAATTTGAACCAAATCTTTGGTCCAACACTATTTGATTCTACTGATGTTGACTTAAAGTTAACTGGAAGTAGTAACATATGGGATTGGAACGTAGGTTATGGTGGAAGTGCTGATTCGTCCGTAATGGACGTTGACATAGCTGGATCTTCAAATACTTTCGATATAGATTGGGGCTATACAGCCTCAGCTGAAAGACTGGATTTTGATTTAGATATAACTGGTGGATCGAACGTTTGGAATATTGATATTAATGCTGATGATGTAACTTGGAATGTAGATGTTATTGGAAGTTCAAATAACTTCTTAACAACACAATCTGATGGTGCATACAATTCAATAACAATGGAATATATAGGTTCAAACGGTGATATTGATATTATTCAATCATCTGGTACATGCCCATCTGGTGTGAGCGGGTGTTATGGAGTAATAAGTGCGGATTTTGATACAGAAAATGGTATTGTTGACATTAAGCAAAAAGATACTGCTGACTAGTTTATTACTGATTAGTTCAACAGCTTTTGCCAATGATGTTGGCAGTATAACTGAACACAAGGGCAGTGGTGGAATAACTCGTGAAGGCGAGTCATTTGCCACTGATCTTGGTTTAGGTGTAGTCGCTATGGATCATATTGAAACGGTCAATGGTAGACTTAAATTAGATTTTATAGATACGTCAGTACTTAGATTAACGGAACATACTGAAGTAACTCTATACGAATATTATTATAATAAAGACACCAAAGATGGTGGAATAGGTATGAAAATGGTCAGTGGTACTGCACGATTTTCTACTGGAAGATTAGGATTATTACCTAAAGAAAATATAGTAATTGAAACTCCAACCGCCACAGTGGGCGTACGTGGGACGGATTTTACTACATCAGTCGATGAGTTAGGAAGAAGTTTAGTAATTCTCCTACCGGAAACTGAGTGTACTATAGATGGTGATTGTTCACCATCAGGAGAAATTACAGTCACAAATGAGGGTGGTGTAGTTGTACTCTCTGAAGCATATCAAGCTACAATGGTATCGAGTTATGGAACATCACCATCTCAACCTGTTACGCTTCAAAATGTAAATTTAAATATGATTGACAATATGTTTATTGTTAATCCTCCTCAAGAAATAAAGGAACAACAAGATGAAAGTCAAAGTAATGCTAAAGGCAGTTCTAATGGCCTACTTGATTTCACTGAGCTCGATACTGATTATCTGGCCGATGATTTTTTAGCAGAAGATGATTTAGAATTCAATGAACTCGACATGGATCTTCTCGATGTCGACTTCTTACAAGATGTTTTAGTTGCTTTAGAAGAAGTTAATATATTAAAGCAAAAAAGAGTATTATCTTCATCATCCGGATCAGGAGATATTACGGGAACCACCGCACCAGGATTTGATAAGACAACACAATATAATACAATTATAGATCAAGGTGCTGGACAAATTTGGTTCTATAGAGAAGTAAACGGAGTAATATCGGTAAGAATACCGATAGGTTCAGGAACAACGTTGGAGAGTGAAAATGAAGGACAAAAAAATCTTATTACTGTTGGCGATGGTCAGTCTGTCGTTATCGTCATTCGTCAAGGCGGGTGATGAGCACAACCATATTGATATAGATCAAGTCAATTCAGGAGATAATTTAAATCTCGGTATAGAACAAATTGGTCATACTAATTTGGTCAAATTTTCATTTGATCATAACAATAATACTATAAATCTTTTACAATTAGGAAACAACAATTATATTGGTTGGACCGATTCATGGGGTTCTGGATATAGTTGGGGTGGAGATTTAGATGGATTAAGTAATAATCTTGATATTCGACAAAAATGTTCTGTATCAAGTTGCGCAGATAATGATTTCCAATTTCATGTTTTAGGAGATAGTAATACAGTTAAATTTGGTCAAGGTTATTCATTAAACGATACTTCAAATTGGACACCAACGTGGAATTACGATGGTAATGAGCCCGGAGGAAATTTTGTAAGGCTGGACATGCATGGTGATAATAATAAATTTGTTGGAAGTCAAAAAATGGATACCGCTGGTATTACACATTCAATCACAGCTAATGTATATACTGATAATAACGACATATTTATTAGACAAGCACAAAATGGAAATAAAACATTTACTATGACAATAAGAAATTCAAATGGTAATGATGTAATGGTTAATCAAAGAGATAACGGTGCACATACTGCAGTAGTAAATTTATTAGGATCATATCCTACAGATTTAGATCTTGTTCAAAAGGGAAGTACTGCTCAATCTTATACATTATCTCAAAACTGTTTAACCGCCACGGGTTGCTCAATAAGCATTACACAAGAATAATTAATGTGTAATGGAAAAGTCAAAGTCCAAGGTAGAACGAACATTTTCTACCGAAGTGCGTATGCCATATCAAGATGCAATTGGTCTAATTCTTCATATGATAGATTATCATAATATTCAAATGATAAAATATCCAGAAGAACAAATATTTCATGAGAAACAAGCTTTAAGATTGAAGAATTGGTTAATTGATATGAAAACTTGGATTCACCAACAAGAAGAACAAATATGAAATATATTACATCGTTTTGGACAGTTGCTATTGTCATTGTATTAGGTTTAGTAATTAGAGTAGCCGATATCAAACCTGTTGAACAAATACGTTTAATGGGTTTTGATGCTAAAATAC